CGTTGTACTTTGTTGTTCTGTCCGAACCTGTGTAACCTTGTATATATGCTGTTATGAAATCACTTGTTCCCACACCTATACAAAGGTTTCCACTATCTTCTTCAAAGTAAAATGTATAGCCATCAATTGTTAAACTATCTACTCCGTTTGCAGGAACTAACCAATCTCCCGAACCATCTGTTGTTCCGTTTTCTTCCGTTCCTGTTGTCGCATCTATATAAGTGAAGGCTGCCGATGGATAATCAGTTATTCTAAGCTCTCTAGTGCTATCACCTAACAATGTAGCCGAACCTTGCTCTTCTCGTCCGTCTGTGATTCCGCTCTTGCCGATTTTGTCTAGCAAGTACACGATTGAGTTATATGTTTCGGTTTGTCCTTTTGTCCATTGAACTAGGTCTGCGTAAAATGGTATACCGCTTTTAAGCAGTTTATATCTATCATTTGTTCCGTCTTTTCTATTTAATATATAATCTCGTAAAGACATATACTTACCCCCTTACGACACCGAATGCCATGAAGTACCATCTGTTACATATAGAGTGTCTGTGTCGTACTCAAACCATTTAGCAGTGGCAATCAACACAACAACTGTATCTGCTAATCTTTCTGCGTTTGTTCCATAATATATCTTGTCATAAGAATTATAATCCATTTTTTATGTCCTCCAACTCTTTCTTTATTTTGCTGATGGATTTGTTATGTGAAGACTTGATACCTTTTCTTTTAGCTAGTGTTCTTAACTCGGTATCAGATAGGATCTCAACTACTTTTTCTGCTTCAATTTCTTTGCCTTCCCATGTACAACCGGGTAAATGGTTTTGTAAGACATGAATGATTTTTTTATCAGTGGTTTCTAATTCACCGTTATCGTCAAACTTACAAACAGCAAATCTGTTCGTTACTCCTGTTACTTTATTTTTAATGGTTTGAACAACCGTATGATTCTGTCCATATTTAAATTTCATATTATCTCTCCTTAAAAAAAATAGCAAGGCTTCTACACCCTGCTATTCACTTTTTTAATTAACCTACGTTTTCAATTACTTTCACATAAGCTGCATGATCTGTTAATAGCTTGTCACCTCCATTTGGTGTTAATGTTAACTCAATAGTTCCGTCTGCTTGCTTACAATTAGCTGTATCAACACACAATACTGCTTCTGTGTTCTTCGCAATTGTTCCACTTAAGACTTTACCATTCCAAAACTCACCTGCTGCAAATGAATAATCAATACCTGCCACTGCTGCTGAACCTGCACCACCGATAACGATTAACATGTTAGCTTTAGTGTTAGATAATGTAAATACTTCTGCTGTACCGTCAACGTTTGCTGTTGCTGCGTTGCTTGTTACTACTGTAACTTCATTTCTATCTGTAATAATAGTTTCTGTAACTGCTACTGCCATAATATATTACCTCCTATAAAGGGGCATTACACCCCTTATGATTGATTAAGTCCAAGTTTCAGCTGTGTAAGTCGCTTGACCAGTTACAAGTTCTTGATCTTTGATTACTTTAGCACCGTAAGTATGTAATCCACGTACTAAATCATCAAAACGATCAATTGAACGCATGTTTTCAGTTTCAGTGATTTGGTCAGCAAATGCAATTGCCATGTTTGACATTGCCATAATATGTGATACTGGAACTGCTGCTGTTCCTGTGTTGATAACTTGATTAGTTACATATAAATCAAATCCAAGTTCATCTGTCCAAGCCATACCGCCTGTACCTTTGATACCTTCGTTGATCGAGAACTTAATACCTGCCATTTTAAGCTTAGTTTGCATCCAAGGTGGAATTACTAAACTCATGTCTGATGCGTCAACATCTGACTCAGCAAGTCTTTGCTCAAACTCTGCTAAGAACGGAATAATTGTTACACTAGTAATAGCTGCCGCGTCAACTGTCTTACCTGCTTCTGTGTAAAGGCCCATTATATAAGTGTCACATGCTTGTGCTGACTTATAACCTGCTCTTTGTGCTTGAGAACCTTTAAGATCCATTGAAGCTTGTGCTGATTCAATATCAGTTACTTTAAATGCAAAGTAATCCGCTTGGTCTACTAGTAATGTAACTCTAGAGTCTTCTAGTCCTTCATAGCTGATATCCGCGCCTGTGTAACTGTTAATAGTTGGGTCTGCCATACCGTTAAAATAAACTGCATCGCCTTGTTTCTTAATCTCGCCTATATACTCTGTGTTACAAATCTTTTTAGCAATTAACTTACTTTCTAATGATCTAAGTATAGTAGCTGCCCATACTTTCGTTTTAAAATTAGCTGTACTCATTGTGTTTCTCCTCTGGCCATGAATCTATTTCCATGTTTTCATGGACTTTGTAATCATATCAAGGTTTTTGTTCACTTCACCTTGCGTCATTGCGTCAACTTGGGCTTCGGTGAACATAGTGTCGGTGTTGCTATTGTCTGCCAAACTGCCTGGTGCGTTTGCGTTCCCATTAATCTTACTTAACGTTAACTTTTGCGCCTTTTCTGCTTTTTGAGTAATAATCTCTTTTCGATTAGCTAGGAAGTATGCGTTGGGTAATGATTGACCATTAACAATATAGTCCTTGATAGCGTCCGCATTTGGTAACTCTGCTATGTCATCTAATGAATTAATAGCGTCTAGTCCCATATCTTTAAGGTCAACATTCAAATCTTCGAGTTGTGTTCGAGTATAATTTTCTTTCTTGATACGCTCATACTCTTGTAGTCTAGGATCGTTCTTTTCCCACTGCTCTTTTAGCTGATTAATCACATCGCTTGGGTCTTCTGTCTCCGCTATACTGTCAACAAGATTCTTTTCTTTCTGTTTCGCCCTTGCTTTTTCATAATCCGCTTTAGAATGAATGTTGTAATCTTTTGAATATAAGTCTGCGTATACCTTGTCCTCTGCTGCCTTTGTTGCTTCTTTTCTTATCTTAGCAGCATTAGCGTTCTCTTCCCTGCTCTGTGGTTTCTTATCTTGTTGGTCGGTAATGACTTCCGACTCTGCACCCTCTACAGGGGTTTCTTGCACATCTTCAACAGTTTCAGTTACTACAGGTTCTTGAACCTCAACGTTTGGCTCTTGCGTGTCGTTTACCACGTTTGTTGTTTCTTCATTCATGTTATTACTCCTTATTCATTAAAACTGTCTTGTTTAGTTTCTGTTCTTGTTTGTTCTTTATTAACCAAGGAACACTTTTTATTTAAGCATCCATAAGCATGTATGTTTGTAATCTTGGTCGAACCTTCATCGGTTCTTTGACCACCTTTAATAACTCTTAATGGTGCGTTACATTCTTTACATTTCATCTATATCATTCCTTCCATCAATTGTGGATTGGCTTCAATGATAGCTATTTCTTCCGGTGTTAGCTGCTCACCTTGCTGTGCTTGTTGCTGTTGTTGCATCTGTTGTTGTATTTGTTGTTGCTCTTGCTGCAACTTAACTTCTTCTTTTTCTTTTTTGAACTCTTCGCGTATGCTTTGATTCAACACGTTCTTAGGCATATTCTCGGCATGTGTGTATTTATCTATCCATTGTCGATCCGCATAAGCGTCAAGCACTGAAATTGATAGTGATTCAGAATATACGCTTGATGGCCCTACATCAACAATCAAGTCGAACTCTTGCCCTGCTCCATCTTCACCGTTAAAGGGAATTGAAATCTCTTTTCCGTCTTTGTCTTTTGATCGCATCATTCTTGGTGTTGTATAAAACGACTTATAGAAGTTTTCCCATATCTCGCCAGCTTGTTTTACTGACCGAACAACGTTCTGCATATAAGCAGCGTTTGGCTTCTGTGCTTGATTCTGTAAGGCTATAATAGCCGCTGCTGCCATGTTAGCACCCATTTGCTCGCCTGTACTTACGTCTGTTGTGCCTGTAACACTTTTAGTCATATCTAATATTGTATTTGTAATCGTTGCTGCTGTTGCAGGTGTGTTAGGCATTTGCATATACTTAAAGCCATCACCACCGCCAGTGTAACGATCTTCTAGGATTTCCCCAGGAATATTAGTCACTTCATCTACTAGTGCGCCCATCTTAGCGATAATTTTAGGCCATGCAGTTTGCTGAACTGACCATAGCTGCATACCTAAACCAAAGTTAAGTGCTTTTTGATTAGCTATACTGTCTTCAACTAAACTTCTATAATAAACACATTTACGTCTTCGCTTAAATCCTAGATGTACAATAGGATACAATCTGAATGGTTCTCTTTCCAATCCGTCTATATCAGAAGCAACCTTGCTAGGCTTTTTCACAATCGCGTTTGCTGTCACTTCCGTATAGTATATTTCGCCTTTTTCCTTGTAATACTTAGTCAAGGTAATTGTTTCGTGTCCGTTCTCTGACTCTATTCGTTCTGTGTCATATGCTGCATCGGTATCAACGCTATCGTTAGATTCTATCTTATCTGCATCTTTACCATACTTTTTAGCTTCTGCTCTTACGTCTTCGGTATCACGTCTTCGTTTAATGATGATCCAAGGTTGTTTCTGTATCTGATAAGGTTTTAGCTGATTGTTACCATAGCAAATATCCATAGGATCGATTGATTCACCCCTTAATTCGCCAATATAGGGTAACTTAGTTCCACCACGAATCGAATTGTCATAGTAATAGTGGAGAATACCGTTACCGATACAAATAGCATCATTAACCATTTCTTCGATTAGTGTATCGTGCTCCATATCGTACCAGGTAGCCTCAGCCATATCCGAAAAACCATCGGCAATATCTGCGTACTCTTCGCCTTCTTCTGGTACATCTTTAGGTCTAAATATCATTTTAAGTTGTTGCGATAGTATATTAGAAAGTTTGTTTTCTACTGTTTGCCCCATCTGGTTAACTACAGGTCTTGGCATATGTTTGGTTGCTTCTGTTGCTGGTGGCCACTGATCGCCTTCGATAAATCTTGTGATTTCTGGCCATTTAGAATAGAAACCCATTGCTGTTTTGTAGTCAATATCCTTTTGATACTCTTGGTTGATGCCTTCCGGTGACTTTGCTATCTTCATTTGGTTGGTCCTCCGTTCATCCATTCGGACTGTAATGCTTTCATACTATTTTCGTATTCTTTTTTCGCTTCTTCATTGCTGCTAACGCTCTCGGCTCTCTCGGCCATTAAAATACTTTCT